GGAGGATGGAAGTGTTTGACGAGATATTTCAAAACCCGATTCAGCAACTTAATAACTTATACTAATGGACTACATAGCAGATAACATCGTATTACTTAGCTTTATAGCAGTGTACTTACTTCTTTTGATTGTGTTTATTGTTTGTATGTTATTTTTTCCCGATGAAATGATACAAGATATTGATTGGGAGGATAGATTTAAAGATAAAGACAATGGATAGAAGAAAAGATTACAGCCGATTAAAAATAACCATCATCGAGTTATGGTTTAGATTTGAGTACTTTGGTAGGCAAACATTTATTAACCGAATGGCGATTAGTTCTAAAAAACTTAATCGAATTATTGACGAGTGGGAGCAGAACGATGAATGTATTTTAGTTGAAAGTAAATTAAATAATACTGCAAAAAGTTATTTATGAGCAAGCACAAAGACCAGCTAATGCATAAGCTAGTATGCTTATCGCATTTATTACTAGAGAATTTAGACGAATTGCAAGCGACAACTCCAAAGATGAAAAAAGCTAGATTAGATTTAATCGCTTTGTTTGAGGAAATGAATAACGAGTTAGCAACAACCGATACGATTCTCAAAACGACTTATTTTAACGATATAAGTAAAAAAATCGATACAATTATTCGCAAAAATTTTGATGGTAATATGTAAATTACTATTATTGCAAAAGAAATCCGCCAAGATTGAATTTATAATTAACTCACTCTTTGCACTTGGCGGTCATTGAGTGGGTTTTTTAATTTTAATATAATGACAGAATATCAAAAGTTCTTAGAACAAAAAAGACATTCAATAGGAAACTTTGGATTTGAGGCAAATTACATTCCAGAGATTGCTTTTGATTTTCAAAAGTATGTTATTGAAAAAGCTATTTTAAAAGGTCGTAGCGCAGTATTTTTAGATACTGGATTAGGTAAGACATTAGTGCAGCTTTCACTTGCTAAAAACATAGTAAATCACACAAACAAAAAAGTATTAATTCTTACTCCTTTGGCGGTTGCTTTTCAATTTATTTTAGAAGCTGAAAAGTTAGGTATTGAAGATATCGAATATTCAAAAGACGGAAAACATACTAAAAAAATTGTAGTTTGTAATTACGAGCGTTTGCATTACTTTAATGAAAAAGACTTTGAGGGTGTTATACTAGATGAAAGTTCGATACTTAAAAACTTTGATGGAAAGATTAAACAGGAAGTAACATCTTTTGTTAAGAAAATACCTTTTAGATTTTTATCTACTGCGACACCATCCCCAAATGATTTTATCGAATTAGGTACAAGTAGCGAGGCGCTAGGTTATATGGGTTATATGGATATGCTAGGAAAGTTTTTTAAAAACAATCAAAATAGCGTAGATAGTAATAACCGTAATATTGGTGAAAAGTTTTATTTAAAGCCTCACGCTGAAAAAGATTTCTTTGCATGGGTTAATCAATGGTCGATTATGGCAAAAATGCCAAGCGATTTAGGTTTTAGTAATGATCGTTATAATTTACCTAAATTGATTATAAATAAACATATTGTAGAAAATCAATCTTTATTTGACTTAGATGGTCAAATGAGTATGTTTGTTCCTATTGCTAAATCAATGACAGAAGTTAGACACGAACAAAAGCAAACAGAAGAAAAACGATGTGAAAAAGCTATTGAATTAGCGCAAGGAAAAACTAGCGTATACTGGTGTAACACAAACAACGAAAGCTCAATACTTAAACATTCAGATAAAAACGCAGTTGAAATAATTGGTTCTCAATCCATAGACAAAAAAGAAGAAATACTTTTAGCGTTTGCCAATGGTGATATAGAACGTTTAATTACAAAAGCTAAAATGACTTCTATGGGTTTAAATTGGCAGCATTGCAATCACTCGGTATTTTTTCCAACTTGGAGCTATGAACAATATTACCAAGCTATAAGACGTTTTTGGCGTTTTGGACAAACTAAAGATGTAACTATTGATTTAGTTGTTTCAGATGGACAAACAAGGGTATTAGAAGCCTTACAGCAAAAGACACAAAAAGCAATCGAATTGCATAAAAATTTAACCGAAAATGTTAATCGTTCATTTGAACACAAAGTAAAAGAATTTAACAAAGAAATTATCAAACCTAACTTTATTTAATTATGAAAAACCAAGTAAAAGACCAAGTAGTTACAGACAAATACGCTATTTATAATAGCGATTGTATGTTAGTAATGCCAACTTTGGCAGATGAAAGTATTGATCTTTCAGTTTATAGTCCTCCGTTTGCTGGATTATACAATTATTCAAGTAGTGAAAACGATTTTAGCAACTGCGAAAGCAAAGAACAATTTTTAGAACAATATGAGTTTTTAATTTCTGAAATAGCAAGGGTAACAAAAAAAGGTCGTATAACTGCTGTTCATTGTACAGATGTATTTGACAATACTTGTAGGCTTTGGGATTTTCCAAACGAGATTATTAGAATACATACAAAGTACGGTTTTGAATATCGTAACCGCATTACAATTTGGAAAGAGCCTTTAAAAGTTCGTATGCGTACAATGGTCCAATCTTTAATGCATAAATTTATAGTTGAAGATTCAACAAAATGCTTTACCGCAATGCCTGATTATGTATTGATATTTACTAAAAAAGGTGAAAATGAAACTCCAGTAGTGCATCCTTACGGAATGAATCATTACGCTGGTGAAGTTCCAATACTTCCAAACATATTAAGAGCGTGGAATAACGCTAATAATTCTAATCTTAACGAGGTTGAATTATGGGAACATTTAAACAACATAAATGAAGATGATAAAATCACAAAATTGAATCATTATATTTGGCAACGTTACGCATCTAGTGTTTGGGATGATATTCGTATAGATAACGTTTTGCCTTTTAGAGATAGTAAAGAAGAAGATGATGAAAAACACGTGCATCCGCTTCAATTAGATGTTATCGATAGGATTGTAGAATTGTATTCAAATCCTAATGAAGTTGTTTTAACTCCTTTTATGGGTGTAGGTAGTGAGGTTTTTAGCCCCGTTTCTATGGGTAGGAAAGCAATAGGTATTGAATTAAAAGATAGTTACTTTAAACAAGCTATTTTAAATTTAAAAGAAGCTGAGAAAAGATTTAAAGAAAAAATTAAACAAGAACAATTATTTTAATATCTTTGCAAAACAATCTGGTCAGAGATTGAAAAAAAACTATAATCTATCCTGACTTTGCCTATGCTGACCCGTAGGATTTAAGTTAGGATTTTTTAATTTAAACATTATGTCAAAAGATTTATTTCAGTTAATGCGCCAACAAGAGATTGACACGCAAAACTTCCTTCCAAACCGACTTGAGATCCAGCTATCTGCAAAAACATTTATTAAAGAAGTGTTGGATGCTGGCGAGATTGACAAAATTGAACTATTAGCACAAGCCAAAAGAATGGGCGAAGCGTTAGATGTTATTAATGCAGAACTTATAAAAGTTATCCCACAAGAGAACTTTGAAGCGTTTGGACTTAAAGGCACATTCCGAAGCGGAGGAGAAACCATTAACTTCAAAGATTGCGAAGTTTGGAACGACATCAACCGAGAACTAAAAGAACGTGAGGAACTTCTTAAACTAGCTTTGAAATCGCAAAACGAAATATACGATGCGGCTGGAGTACAAGTGCCTAAAGTTAGTACAACGCCACGAAAATCATCACTAGCAATATCATTTTAAAACAATAATTAATTAAATATCTTATCTTATGAAACACATTGCAACCGCTTTACTAAAAGCACAATCCGAAATGAGTAACGCCAAAAAAGGCGCAGTAAATCCATTTTTTAAAAGCAAATATGCTGATCTAAATTCAATCAGGGAGGCAGTAATACCAACATTAAATGCAAACGGAATCTCGGTTCTACAACCCATCGTTCACGTGGATGGTAAAAACTTTGTTAAAACTATATTACTGCACGAAACTGGAGAAATGATGGAATCATTAACCGAAATAGTTTACAACAAAATAAACGATGCACAAGCGCAGGGATCGGGAATAAGTTACGCCCGTAGATATTCTCTTCAATCATTCGTTTGCGTGGGCGCAGATGATGATGATGGGCAAAAGGCAGTAGAGCCAAAACCAAACGCCACAACCGAAATACTTAAAAAGGCAAAGGATGGCGGCTTTTCATTGGATCAAATCAAAACCAAATACAACATAACACAACAACAAGAAACTATTTTTATTAATCTTTAATTTTTTATTTATGGCGCAGTCTTATTATGGTTCAATCGATTTTAGTAAATTAATTGAGCAGGCAAAATCGGGAAACAAGGCTTTCTCAAAATCCGAAAACGGAAAAATTTATTTAAACGTGCGGATGTACGTTAACGATGAAGTTGATAAATTTGGAAATGTAGCTTCTTTTCAATCAAACTTTAAAGGAGCAGCAAAAGAGGACAAGTTTTATTTTGGAAATATGAAGGAATCAACTCCGATGGAGGCGCAAGTTGAATCGGTTGACGTACCTGAAACAGATGACTTACCATTCTAATTAAAAAACGCCTCGTTAATTCGGGGCGTAATTTTTTACTTATGAAACACAAAATAATTTCCAGCGTAGAGAACGGAAATCTTAAACGCAACCGAGAGCAAGTTAAACAAGCGATTGCAGAGTTTGAGGGTAAAAACATTGTTATTACTATTGAGAAACTTAAAAAGAGCCGTTCTAACAATCAAAACGCATATTATTGGGGCGTTGTTATTCCGATCGTGCAAAGTGGTTTAAAAGATGCTACTGGAGAGTTTAGAAGTGCGGATTCAATTCATTATGGAATATTGCTACCGTTGTTTGCTCCGAGTAATGAGATTGTAAATATTGATACTGGCCAAGTGCTATCGGAAAAAATTAGTTCTAGCGAAATGACTACGGTCCAGTTTATGGAATATGTTTTGGAAGTTCAAAAATGGAGTGCGGAATTTTTGGGAGTTGATATCCCAAATCCTAACGAGGAAATTTTATTGAATTTAGATTGATTATTTAGAATTTATTTTTATATTTGCGTTGTAGTTGGCTTCTGACATTATACCAACTTAAAGGACTTACAATAACTCCTATAATGAAACCGAAGTCAGAAGCGGTGGATTTATGGGAGTTTTTTGTTTAATTAAATAGTTATCGGTAATCTTTAAACCGTTATATTATGGCAAATGTTAAAATTGTTTTTAGTGGTACTGAAGAAAGCAAAACAGATCAACACGAATTAGTATTGTTTGCAAACTCAAAAAATAATATTTATATCGGAATTGATATGTTTGATTTTCCTAGTTCTTGGATTTGTTTAGATAAATCAACGGCAGTTAGTTTAGTTCGTGAGTTAAAAAAACAAATTGGATTTTTAGAAAGTGAGGTAGACAATGGCTAAAGAACTTCCTTACTTTAAATTTGAACCAAACCAGTGGGATAATGGAAACATACAAATGTTATCACGAGAAGACAAAGGTTTGTTTATTGACTTATGCAGTATGTATTGGTCCAGGCTTGGAGATATACCTTTAAAATTAGCAATTCAAAAGTTATGCGCTGGCAATGCGACCGCATTAAATTCGCTTTGCGATGAAAAAATAATAGAGGTTATTGATGGTAATATTTTTATAAAATTCTTATCTGGACAACTAAATGAATTTGAAGATACTAGCAAACAAAATAGTAAAAATGCAAAAGATGGTTGGATAAAACGCCGTAAACAAAAGGATTTAAGCGAGCGCAATGCGACCGCATTAATTTCGCAATGCGAAAACGATGCCATAAGAGAAGATAAGAGAAGAGAAGAGAAGATAAAAGAAGATATTAATATACCAACTTGGGATTTATTTTTAGCCTACGGTAAAGAAAAAGAACCAAGCGTAAAAATATCCGCATTAAAACACAAATACGATGCGTGGGTTGTTAATGGATGGAAAAACGGAAATGATAAACCAATTAAGAATTGGAAATCCGCTTTATTGCAAACACTATCTTACATCGAAAAGGAACAAAAGCCAAAAGATAACCATATACCATTAAGAATATGAGCTGGAAAGAAGATAACGCCATTAAACGCATTTACAACGTGTTTAAGCGAAGCAAAGTTTACCAAGAAGATGTTAACGCACTAAAGTTAATTTCAAATAGTATCGATGAACAGGATAAAAGTATTGCAAACGATAATTTATTATTCGCTAAATTACTTTCAATCCAGCTTAGGCAAAATTTAGAGCATTACGGATCGATGGAAGTAGCATTAAAAAAAATTGATGACGAACTAAAAAGGCCTTTGAACTATCATTCTCAAATATTACATAAAAGTTTTAATCAAGTTGAATTTGATACTTATTTAAAATCTATTGGGATTAATGTTAATTTCGTACACTCAAATGCGGATGCTAAAAACAACGAGGATATAATAATTAAGCAACAAAAGGAAATAGCTAAAAAGTTTATAAAGGATTGGAGTTTTGAGGCAGTTGAAAAATCATTTTACAAAACCGCAAATCAAATAATTAAAAACATAAATTACTATGAATGATATAAATTTTGATGATCTAATGCAAGAGGCACCGGTTGAATTTAATTTTAGCCAACTAGAAAACGATTGCTTTGTTGATTTATCACTAGAGATGCCAAAACCCGAAATTTTACTTTCAATCGGCCAGCACGAATATAAAAATAAAATGTACGATACTGCGATAATGACCGCTGGAGAGTTTTCGGCAATAGTTGCAGAATCAAAAGCAAAGAAATCTTTTTTAAAATCGGGATTGATAGGTTGCTACATTGGTGGTAATGCATCAACACTATTCCCAAACATTAAAAGCCATCGAGATAAAGAATATCAAATACTGGATTTTGATACTGAACAAGGGAAATTTTACACTCAAAGAACTTTTAGGCGAGTCCAGGATATTAGCGGATCAGTTTATGAACATTACAAAGGTTATGCAACAAGAAGTTTATCATCCGCTGAAAGGTTAGGACTTATCGATTATTGCCTTAAAAACCAAAAAACACTTTACAAAAAAGAAGTTAAGTTAATTGCTATTGATGGGATTGCCGATTTAGTGGAAAACACCAACGATATTGTAATGAGCAAACAAGCTAGTGATTTTATTTTGAAGTGGACCAACGATTATAACATCCACGTGATAGCAATTATACACAAAGCGGCAAGCACCGGAAAACCTTTAGGACACTTGGGAACTTATGTACTAAAAAAGGCGGAGACTGTTATAAACCTAGACGTAAATTCAGATCGCAGCGTTACAGTTACAAATCCCTACTCACGCGGTTATCATTTTGAACAATTTAGTTTTGATATTAATAAAAACGGACTCCCGTACTTAATTGAATAAAATGCCAAGATGCCTAAACTGCAAAAGTAAATTTACACCAGCTCGTTTTCTGCAAAAGTTCTGCAACGATGATAAATGCCTTGACGCTTCGATTAAGTACGCTAGAGCGAAAGTAAAACAAAATGCGAGTAAAGTATGGCAAAAAGAAAAACAATCGCTTAAAACGACCTTAAAAACTCTAACGCAATTAGAGGCAGAGGCTAAAAAATCATTTCAAAAGTTTATTCGGTTGAGAGATGCGGATTTGGATTGTATTTCCTGCGGAGTAAAAACCACCGAGTTATGGGATGGCGGACATTATAAAAAAGCCGAGATTTATTCCGGAGTTATTTTCAACGAAATGAATTGCCACAAACAATGCCGCAAGTGCAATCGATTTTTAAACGGAAATGAATTGAATTATCGACTAGGTTTGATTGCTAGATACGGAGAAGTATACGCAAATGATATTGAGCAACTGGCAAATGATACTCGGCAGATGAAGTTCTCACGTGAGCAGTTAATTGCTAAAAAGTTACAGTACGATATTAAGTGGAAGGAACTGTTAAAATTGAAATAAAATTAGGTTGATAAAAAAATTTAATTAATCTTTACGAAATGAAAATCAGCGATTTAAATTTGACTAATATTCCGGAGGTCTCAAAATTGGGTAGGCCCTATCGATGCCTGCTAGTTTCTAAAAATTTACAAGTTTCCTGCAAATGGATTAAAAAGGTTGAACATTGGCACTGGTATTATTTTTTTATTTACACCGACGATTTGAACCTATTTGGATTTGAATTTGATTACAATGATAATTTTGTACAGAAGTTTAACCACGAGGAAACTCGTAAAATATTAGATAATTTATGACACCAAAAGAAAAAGCGCAAGATTTAATAGATGAATTTTTAAATGCTAATTATACGGTTATTAATTGTGATGGGGCTATACAATGTGCTTTAATAGCAGTTGATGAAGTTTTACAATTATGTTGGAATGGTAATTTAAAAGCTAAAGAATATTGGGAAGAAGTTAAACAAGAAATTTTAAACTTATAACCTTAAAAAATGGCATCAAATGTAAAAAAGTGCCAATAATCAGATGAAATATATTTTAATTTTAGCAGCATACGAATTTATAAGACCAAAATTGATTTGGTTGTTTTATTATTTAATTAAAAAAGCAGAATAATGACGCCATTACATTACGATTCAGGGCAAGAATACGATCTTATCGATGTTGCACTTCATTACAACCTTAATTTTTTCCGATTTAATGTATTAAAATACATTTGCAGAGCAGGTAAAAAACAAAACGAATTACACGATTTAGAGAAAGCAGTTGACTACCTCCAGAGGGAAATTCAAAATATTAGAAAACAACAAAATTTAGAAAATGAACGATAACAATTTAATTTTAGAGGAAGCAATTTTTAAATTTTCCCAAGATGGGAATTGTGTAAATGGTACAGATGATTGCGAATTTTTAGAAATTAAAGCAGTTAGTAGCTTAGGAATTGATCGAGATAACGAATGTTTTTTTGAATTAAGAACTAGAAAATGGAGTATTGAAAGCTCCCAAGATATTTTAAATTTAACCAATAGAATAGAAAAAATAATTTTAAAAACTAATTTATGAGTATTGCAGTAATTACAACAGACCAAAAAATTTATCAACTTTACCTACTTCAAGAAAACCTAACTTTTAAAGAAGCTAGGCAAATTTGTAGAAAAGACGATTTAGATAACACCGTTTACGATGATGTTATAGATTTAGATCCAAAACAAAATGTTACCGATTGGGTGCGAGAAAGAATAAAAAGTAAAACATTAGAAAATAATTAATACATTTGAATTATGAAACGAATAATTTTTTTACTAGCAATAGCGTTATCTAGTTGCTCAACAGATGAAGAAAGCACAACAAACCAACCGCAAGCAGATTGTAGATGTTCGACAATTTTACAAGGCACAACTTATAATTTGCCAAGTGGAGAAATTTTTACCTCTGGAGTAATGGCAAATGATTGTACAGGAGTACAAAAGAATTTCACCAAACAAGGTATTTTTAGAGCTGGAGAAAAAATATGTAATTAAAATAAAAACGTTACCTTTGTTTAAATGAATCATATATTCAGTCAGCATACTAAATGGATTAACATCGCTAAAACATTTGGCGCAGACGATTTAGCTGAGGACTTTGTACAAGATTCATACATTAAAATTCTAGACAAAGAAAAGGTAAACGAATCACTATTTTACTTTGTCCTGCGTAATACAATAGCAGATCATTTCAGAAAAGAAAAAAGAGAATGTTATTACATTGAGCCTACACAGTTTATAACAGAAGAAATTTACCAACATATTGACACGTGGCATCCATACGACAGAAAGTTATATCTGCTTTACATAAACAACGGAATGTCAATGCGAGATATCGCAAAGGAAGTAAATATTAGTTTAACAAGTATTTACAACACTATTAAAAATTGCAATAAAAAAATACTTATTTTTATAAACGAAAATCACGAAATAGAATTATGAAAAGAGGAAGAAAACCTAAAGGACTTGGCGATGTAGTTGAAAGCATCACACAGGCGACCGGAATCGATAAAGTAGCGAAAGCTATACTAGGTGATGACTGCGGGTGCGAAGAACGCAAAGAGAAGTTAAATCAATTATTCCCTTTTGGGAAAAGAGTAAGACAATGTTTAACAGATGAACAACGTCAATACTTAACTACATTCTTTGAAACACAACCGACACAAATTTACCCTATTCAACAAAGAGAATTAAGTAACATTTATAAAGATGTTTACGGATTTACAGTTGATACAACGTGTTCAAGTTGTTGGCGTGATGTGTTGAAAGATTTAAAAAATTCGATGGCAGAATAATTAATTGGTTAATTTATATTAATTATGGATAAGAGAGCAACCAACGGAGGGCATAGTACAGCGCCGCAAAGACCTGATGACAAACGATTGTTGACTAAAACAGAATTACAAGACGCTTATGAGAATTTAAAACCATTCTTACCTGATGCGTTAAAGTGTTTGGAAATAGCAATAAAAGCGGGGGAAAAGTGGGCAATCGAATTATGGTTTAAATATTTCTTTAGTTTGCCAAAACAAACCATCGACAATAATACAAACGTTACCCTAAACGATTTTAATATAAAAGACGTTATTCAATTTGATAATCTTAAACCATAAATACCAACCGTTATTTGAAAATGAAACGAGGTATTATATTATAACTGGCGGGAGAGGTTCTGCAAAGTCTTTCGGGGTTGGCACATTTGCCAGCCTTTTGTCGTTTGAAGCAAATCATAAAATATTATTTACACGTCAAACAATGACAAGTGCGCATTTATCTATTATACCTGAGTTTCAGGAAAAGATAGATTTAATGCAAGCGAATGAGATTTTTGATGTAACAAAGTCCGAGATTATAAATAAGAAGTCAAAGAGCGAAATTATATTTAGGGGTTTAAAGACTTCATCAGGCGACCAAACAGCTAACCTCAAATCATTACAAGGCGTTACAACGTGGATATTAGATGAAGCTGAAGAACTTACCGACGAAGCAACGTTCGATAAAATAAACCTATCAATAAGGCAAAAGGGAAAACAGAATAGAATAATATTAATACTGAATCCATCGACAAAAGAGCATTGGATTTACCAAAGGTTTTTTGAATCAAAAGGAATCCCTGAAAGGTTTAACGGAATCAAAGACGATGTTACTTATATTCATACTGATTACCGTGATAACATTAAACACTTAGACCAGTCGTTTATCGATGAAGTGTTAAGCATTGAAAAAACAAACCCTAAAAAATACAAGCATCAAATATTAGGGGGTTGGTTGGATAAAGCAGAGGGTGTTATATTTACCAACTGGCGTATTGATAACTTCGCAGAACAAAACCTCACGGCATACGGTCAAGATTTTGGATTTAGTGTTGATCCTACAACGCTCGTTAAAATATCAATCGATAAAGCAAATAAAAGGATTTTCTGCAAAGAATTACTTTACAAACCAAAGTTAACCACAAGCGAAATCTACATTGAAAACAATCGATACTGCGGACATAGAGATTTGATAATTGCTGATAGTGCAGAACCGAGATTGATTGAGGAGTTAAGAAGTCGAGGGTTAAACATTCGTGGAATTGACAAGCCTAAAATAGTTGATAGGGTTGCACTTATGCAAGACTATGAATTGATTATAAGCCCTGACAGCATTAATATTATAAAAGAAATTAATAACTACGTTTGGCACGATAAGAAGTCGCAAACGCCAATAGATGACTACAATCACGCACTCGATGCAATAGGTTATGCTGTATGGGATTTAATCGGTAAACCAAATCAAGGAATATATCACGTATATTAACGTGCAACAAAACACTAATAAAAACGATAATAGATTATGAAAGCAAATTTAATAGTTCCTGAATCATTAAATGAGATTACGTTAGGGCAGTATCAAAAGTTTTATAAGCTAATAACTAACAATCCCGATAGTGAGTTTGTAAGACAGAAAACCGTTTCAATATTCTGCAATGTAGAAATGAAAGATGTAAGACAAATGTTACTTAGTTCAATCGATGAAGTTTACAACGGACTGATTGAATTGTTTAACGGAAATCCTGAATTGATTTCTAGGTTTACAATTAATAACATTGAGTTTGGTTTAATACCGAACTTTGACGATATGAGTGCGGGAGAGTTTGCGGATTTAGACGATTATAATTCAGACGTGGAGCAATGGCATAAATGTATGGCGGTGTTATATCGACCAGTCACAAATAAGTTAACAAAGTTTTATAACATTGAACCATACAAAGGCACGGAACAATATGCGGAAATGATGAAAGACACGCCAGTTGCAATAGTTCTAGCGGTGCAGGTTTTTTTTTACAATTTAAGCAAAGAATTGTTGATCGTTACGATGGATTATTTGGAGCAACTACCACAGTCGGACAAGGCGATTATAGTCGAGAAAGCCAGTTCTTTAGAAAATGGGGATGGTATAATAGCTTTTATGCAATCGCCAAAGGAGACGCTTTCAAAATTGATGACGCAACTGAATTAAATATACATAAGGCTTTAACGTGGTTATCATACGAAAGCGAAAAGAATCAAATAGAAATAGCAAAAATAAAAAGCAATGGTAGCGGAAACAATTAACACACTTAAACAATCATTTTTAAATGAGCCTTTTTGCAATACGGCAACCGATGGTGATATATTTGACGTGGATTTAAACAAGGTTACTATATTCCCTTTAACTCACGTTATGTGTACTGGATTTCAAGATTTAGGAAGCACCGTTGCAATATCTTTTAGTGTGCTTTGTATGGATATAATCGACGAAACAAAAACACCGATCACAAATAAAAATAATATTTGGAATACTCAAAGCGAATTAATACTTAGAATATTGGGCAGCATAAGACGAGGGAGTTTAAGCGAGAATAACTGGGAGTTACAAGATACTTCTGCATCTACTTTATTTACAGAAAGGTTTGAGAATAATTTAGCAGGAGTTGAGCAATCGTTTACGGTCGTAGTTCCAAACACGATGACAATATGTTAAACTTAGATAAGGTACTTAATAGATTTGCAAAACACGTAGTAACGCAATCTAAAGCCAATTTAACAAAAGGTGGCAAGAAAGTATCTAGTAAGTTATATGATAGCATAAAAGCGGATTTAAACGCTAGTAAAAATAGTTTTTCGTTATCGTTTGAGATGGAAAATTACGGAGCGTTTCAAGATCAGGGAGTGAAAGGTGCGAACCCTAATTTAGTGAAAGGAGGCAAACAAAAAGCACCTAACGCTCCCTTTAGTTTTAAGAACAAAAGACCACCGAGTAAATTTATTAGCGAGTGGGCAAAAGCTAAAAATATAAGATTAAGAGATGAAAAGGGTAGATATAAAAAAGGCAATTACGAAACGATAGGAATTATACTAGCTAATCGAATATTTGCACAAGGTATAAAGCCGAGTTTATTTTTTACCAAACCATTTGAAAGTGCTTTTAAAAATTTGCCTGATGAATTAGTAGAAGCGTTTGATTTAGATTTAGATAATTTGTTAAAATTTACAACAAAATGAAAGTAATATTTGTTCGAAGTCCTTATAAAATTTTAGTTGATGAAGCTACGCAGGTTTACACTAAATGCGTAGTTGATATAGCTGACCCTTCTGGAGTGTTACCAACCAAAACAGTAACACTAGAAAAGCAAATCCCCGACACAGTTAATCGGGATTGTTGGTTTAATATTTCCCCTTACATAAAAGATGATATTGAGAACATCGCACCGAGCGCAATCACTCCAACGGATGAAGATGCTAATATGTGGCGATTAGTTACAGTTAATACCTATTGGAAAGTAGATTTAAACGATGAATGGACTTCATTAGAAGAGCAAGCATTTGTCGCAGTAAATGGATATAACAATTATCAAGGTGGTTACAATCAATCATTAACAGACGACGTTATTTGTTTAACAAATGCAGATGTGAATATTTACAGAGCTGATGACAACCAATATTTTAACGTGCTAGTTGATTACAATAATAGCGATGGGTACGATTTGGTTTACCGATATAGAAATTTAGCAGGAACAACTATTGAAAACGTAGTTATATTTGATGCAGACGATGCGAGATTAGGAGTTTTTATGTTAAAAGTACCTTATCGAACTGCAACGGCAGGACTTGAAAACGGAAATAGCGTACAAGTTAGACTTGATACTTCGGGAGCAGTTCCAGCACAACCGTTCGTTTATTTCTTAAATGAAGATGATTGCCTTTACACTCCTATTAAATGCACGTTTATAAACTCAAAAGGTGGATGGCAGTACCTAACATTCTTTAAAGCAAGAACAGATAGCTATGATGTAAAGAGTAAAGGGTTTAATCTATTAGCCGATGCAGTTGATTACAACCCATTAAGAGGGCAAAAGAAAGAGTTTAACTTTGATTTAAAGCAAACTGTTAAACTTAATACTGGCTGGGTTGATGAAAACACAATCGAGTTACTTGTTGAGTTGATGGCAAGCGAAACTATTTTGCTAGATAACGAGCCAGCAGTTTTAAAAGACAAATCTTTACAAAAGAAAACAAGGTTAAGAGATAAAATGATAAATTACGAAATGAATTTTGAGTACTCGTTTAACCTTATAAACGATGTAGACTAATGGTAGGAATTTACATTTATATCGATGAATTAATTGATGACGTACTTACGCCAATTTCAAAACGAATAGAGTTATTTGCTGATGAAACAATTACTATTACTTCATCAATTCAAAACTTTAATGATTTAGGTAAAATATTTACAGACTATTCAAAATCGTTTACAGTTCCAGCAAGTGCGGTTAATAATAAAATCTTTTCGCATTGGTATGAAAATTCAGTAAGTGATGGATTTGACCAAAGAAAAAAATACTTTGGTAGAATAGAGATTGACGACATTCCTTTTCGCTTTGGTAAATTCCAATTAGAGAAAGCCGATAAAAAAGATAATATGATTGAAAGTTATACTATCAATTTTACTGGCAATTTAACCCAAATAAAAGATAGGTTTAAAGATGACAAATTAAATAGTTTAAGAGATGCAAATGGTGTAAGTTATTACAATGAGTTGAATTTTGCTTATACTCAATCAAATGTAAGTACTATTTTATCATCTGTAAGTGGACTCGGTCTTAATCTTGCATTTCCTTTAATTGGAAGTAACAGGCGTTATGAGTGTGGGACTGGTACAGGTTCAGATATTACAACTGTAAGCGGTGCTATTGATTCTAGGGAATTATTCCCTGCCATTCCAGTTTATAAAATATTTGAGTACATACAAAGTGCATACGGTCTTACTTTTAGCGGCGTATTTTTACAAAGTATATTATTTAAAAAATTATGGTTATATTTAAAAAACGCAGAGGTTTTTACTGTTAAAACAGAGCCAGTTCAAGTAGATTTATTTAATACTACAAATTCAAATTATTTTGATTTAACAACAAATGAATTAATATTTCAATTTGGTAATCCTACTGTTAATCCATTAAATGGTAGACGTTTCCAGTCTTACATAATAATATACCCATCCGATGCTACTATACCTTACACATTAAGTGTTTATGATAATGGTATTTTATATCAAACATTCGAAAATGTAGTAGGGCAAACAACATTTACTTTTTTTGATAAAATTATTACACAAGAAGCACCAATTAATGGTGTATTTATTACTCATAGATTTACTTTTTTTGTTAGTTCAGACTTACCATTTACATTTTATTCTCAATTTATATTTAGAAAGGACATAGATTATTTCCCAAATCCACCTTCCACTTTTGCTTATGCAAATAATTTAACTCCAATAAATCAATCAACAACATCAAATTTAAACATACAAAATTATGTTCCTGATATGACGGTGGAATCGTTTTTAATTGGAATAATGAAAGCGCATAATTTAATGATAATTCCATTAAACGAAACATCGTTTGAGTTTATAACAATGGATGCGTATTTTGAGCGTGGCAGATATTTAGATATAACGAAATATTGCAAGACAGAAGATGAGCAAATTAGTAAACCTAGAATTTTCAAGACAATTAAATTCGCTTTTGAAAAGTCAGAGAATATAATTAACAATGCTTTTCGTGGTTTGTTTAATCGTGATTATGGTGATTTAAATTTTACCAACGAAAATATTTCAAGTACAGAAGTATACGATGTAAAACTTCCATTTGAGGATATTATGTACGAAAGATATATTCCACCAATAACAGATGGAGCAACAGTGACAAATTTTGTTACTGCAACGTTATGGAATAAAGACCAACAAGCATACACGCCAAAGCCAGTTTTAATGTATTTAAATAGTCGAGTAGCTTTAACAGTAGATAACGTAACTACACCAATTAAATATACTTTTGGAGGTTCATCTTTTAACCAAACATTTTATAAATTATTTACAAACGAAATACAAATTGCAGGAAGTGATGGCGCATTTTTATATGGGTTTAATTTTACCGATGAAGTTGGAGTGGTAGATAGTAGCGCAGCACCTCCAAAAGGTTTGTATAGTACTTATTACGCAAACTATGTAGAGAATCTTTACAATATTAGAACTAGAAAAGTAACTGTAAAAGCGATGCTAAATACTTTAATTGTAAACACAATTCAGTTATACGATAGGATAATTTACAAAAATAAAAGGTACACTATAAACACAATGACAGTTGATTTGACTACAAAGGAAACAACCTTTGAACTATTGAGCGATTTTAGACAGTTTACCGACGCAAATGTAGGGTTAAGAAATACAAATATTGAAAGTTTAGTTATAGACAATACAGCGCAAGATATAGAGTTGCAAGTATTTTTAAATCAATCAGACTTATGGCGGTCAAAACTAGCAACGGGATTTTTAGCGGGAACTTACACAAGCGGTGGCAATGTTTATAAAGATGGTTTATTGACAGTTTCAATACCAGCAAACGCAACCGCAGCAGACAGAACAGATAATATATTAATAGAATATTTTAAAGGCGCAGTTTCAACAACTATTCAAATACCAGTACTACAAAATGCTTAAACAAATATTTACACTTCTTAGAGAAGTGCCAAACAACAGCGGAGAGTTAATCGCAATAGCAAAAGGTAAAAATCAATTTCCTAAAAATTGGAAACAAATTAAAACAGCAGCAAAATGGCTATCACAAAAATAGTAGACTTACAAGTTAATAGTAATATTGACCAAACAACGCAAGATGTTAAGCAATTAAATACAGCTATTCAAAGCGTTGATAAAAGCGCAGACAAAGTAGGCACATCTTTAAATAAAGCGGGGGCTGCAGGAAATTCATTTGGTGCTATTAAAAATATGGTTACTGAATTAAACCCAGCTTTAGCAGGAGCAGAAAAAGGATTTGGTGCAGTATTAACCCAAATGTGGGCGATGGTTGCAAATCCTATCGGTGCTGTTATTGCTGCGCTTGTGTTAGGACTTACTGCGTTGTATAAAGCGTTTACTTCAACCGATGAGGGTGCGGATAAGTTGGAGCAAATGATGAGCGGATTGTCTAACGTGATGGTCGTTGTTCGTGATAGGTTTTTAAAGTTTGGCGAAGCGTTGGCAAAATTCTTTTCAGGTGATTTTAGCGGTGCGGTTAAAGATGCAAAAAGTGCTATTTCGGGAGTGGGTGATGAGATTGCTGCCGAGTTTAAAAAAGGAGCAGAAGCAGCTAAATTACTTCAAGAGGTTGGCGATGCGATGCGTGGTCTAAAAGTTGCACGTGCTGAATTAAATAAAAATCTAGCTGAATCAAAAGAATTGCTTTCAGATGAAAATGCAACCTACGCACAAAAGAAAAAAGCGATTGAGGACATAAGAAAAGGCGAGGCAGAATATACAAAAGATGCTTTAGAAAACGCACGAAAAACATTAAGAGCAGCGCAGTTAAATAAAAAAGCATCAGCAGATGAAAGAGCCGATGCAATCGCAGACGCAAAAGCCGAGATATTAAACCTAGAAGCGGAAAGCGCACAAATATTGCGGTCAGCTAATAAGCAACAAAAACAGCTTAACGCTCAAATGGAAGCCGACCAAAAAGAGGCGCACGATAAAAGAACAGCTAGAAATAAAGAAATATCTGATGCTAGAAATAAAGAAATAGAACAAATTAAGGCATTAAAAAAAGCGCAGTTAGAAAATGTTGTGGCTTTAGAAAACGAAATAACAAAAGTAATTTCAGATGCACAAGATAAGCAATCGGAGTTTTTAGTTACTAAAGAACAAGCGGAAATAACAGCTGTAAATGATAAATATTTCAGATTAATAGAATTAGCAAAACAGCAAGGCAGAACACAAGAAGAAATTGACACGCTAGAAATAGCGCAAATGAATGAGGTTAATCT